CCCGTGCTGAGGCGCTTAATGATTCAAAGGCTGCTCAAAAAGCCCGTGATAAAATTCGTGCTGCTGACGATGCTGCTGCTGCAAGTTCTGACCCAACACTTAAAAAGGATACTACGCCTGCAGATTCAGATGGCGATGGCATCCCAAATACTCTTGACAAAAACCCAAATACATTTGATAAGCCAACGCCAAAGCCGAAGCCAAAGCCAACTACTCCTACTCCAACACCAGCACCTGCGCCAGCAACTCCTGGTCAAGATATAAAGGATTTGTGGGTTTCATACCTTCGCACAACCTTTGCATCTTTAGAAGATAAGACACAAAAGGCTGAGATTGATATTCTTCTCAAGCGTGCTAAAGATGAGAAGTGGGATGAAGATACCTTTATGGATGCCCTTGAGGGTACCGTATGGTGGCAAGCAACTTATCCAAGCATCCGTTCATTTTTCTTAGATACACATGACCCACGCAAGGCATCAACATTTGCTGAAAAAGTATCTAACACAATGGATACAATGCTTGGCAAGTTAGAGGCTTTGGGTGTTACTATTCGTCAGGTTGACCCTACGACAGGCAAGGTAGTTGACAATACAGATTTTGTTAAGGGTATTGCACTTAAGTCAATCGAAAACAACTGGGATGATGACCAACTAGAGCAGTATCTTTCTACGCAAAGTAGCGTTCTTTTCTCTGGCGGAGGAACCCTTGGTTCATTCTATGACCGCATTGCTCAGCAAGCATACCTCTATGGCGTGCCTCTTGATGCAACAATGAAGCAGACAATTAACACATCATTGCTTGACCCACTAGATGGTCGCGATGCAAACTACTGGATTAAGACAGTAAAAGATATGGCTTACGATGCACCGCAGAACAAGCCATTCTTGGCTTCATTGCAAGCAGGTCGCAACCTATACGAAGTAACTAACAGTTATCGAACACAAATGGCTAACCTACTTGAGGTTGACTCAACTGCTATTACATGGAACGACTTGATGGGTAAAGTTGTTGACAACACTACAGGTAATGCTCGTACATTTGCAGACTTTACAAAGCAACTTAAAAATGACCCGTTGTGGCAGTACACAAGAAACGCTAAAGAAACATACAGCAATACAGCACTTGATATTGCTAAGATGTTTGGATTCCAGGGGTAAATAAATGGCACGCAGAGATAGAGATATGCCAGATGGCGCTAGAACTCCTGCATCTTTTTCAAATGTAGATGAGCAAAGCCAAGCAGCAGCAAAGAGAGCATTAGCGCCTAATGTACCTGCACCTACACCTACAGAAGATGAGTTTGTTACTAACTGGCGCAGTGGTCTTAAAGCCAAAAAAGGCACACCCCTTGGCGACTTGTATGAAAAGCAAAATGCTGAGCGTGAAACACGCGATGCAGCATTTGCTGATAAACCTACAGAGGACCCAGGTGTGGGATTCTACTGGCAATGGCAAGAGCGCAATAAGAAATGGGCAAAAATTCGTGCTACTGGTTTTGGCTCACCTAGTCCAGGCGGCGGCGGTGGCGGTGGCGGTGGCGGAGGCACAGGCGGTGGTGGTGGTAACACTGGTGGCACAACCTACACAGGTGCTGGAAGCGCTACAGACCCACTAAAACTTAACGGTGCAAACTTTACTGGAAACATTGGCGGAGTCAACTATGTCAATGGTGTCAAGGAAGATACAGCCAAGCGCACTGCACAGCAAGACTTTAAGGCTGCTCTTGCAGAACTTGGTTTAGCAGACCTTGCTGATACCATTGATGGTTTTATTAGACAAGATTTAACAGTTGCACAGATTAAATTAGAATTACCTAAAACACAATCTTACAAAGAAAGATTTCCTGGAATGGAAGCACTTCGTGCTGCAGGTCAGGCTGTCAGAGAAGATACCTACATCTCTATGGAGAGAGGTTATCTGCAAACATTACAGGCTTATGGACTTGACACCAGGGTACTTGGTTCTCGCAAGCAATTAGGTACTTACATTGCTAACCTTGTTAGTCCTCGTGAATTTGAGGAGCGAGTTACTCTTGCTGCTAATCGCGTTAAAGACAACGCAGATGTTATCGCACAGTTTAAGGTTTATTACCCAGAGGTAGATAATGCAGCACTTACTGCTTACCTACTTAATCCAACCGTTGGTATGGACATCATCAAGAAGCAAGTACGCCTTGCTGAGATTGGTGCTGCTTCTATGGATGCTGGGTTTGGTACTGGTGTTTCAATAGTTGAAGCAGAAGAACTACGCGGTGGTGTTGGTGAGCAAGACTACCAGACAATCAGGTCAGCCTTTGGTCAAGCCAAGGTTCTTTCAGACCAGCAAGCACGCCTTGCTCGTATTGAAGGAACTAACTACTCACAAAATGAGGCGATTCAAGGAATCGTTGGCAGAGACATTCAAAGCCAGATGGCATCTCAAAAGCGTGCTGAGCGAGAAACAATGACTCGCTTCGGTGGGCGCTCTGGAGTAACAAGTACTTCACTCAAGGGTACCGAAGGAATATAAAAAGAATCCCCACTTAACCGACCAGCCTAGGTGGGCGTAAAAGACTGGTAGTGATAGCCAATGTAGTTTCCCCTAACTGCATTGTGGATTGCGAATACAACTAACAAAGGGAGATAGGTAGATGGCTACCAACTATGAATACGATGACGAAGATGATGAAACCACCCAAGACGGTGGCATCAAGCAACTCCGCCAAGTAAACCGTGCGCTTGAAAAGCGTGCAAAAGAACTAGAACAGGAGTTGTTAGGTCTTAAGACACAGACCCGTCAGCGTACTGTCAAGGATGTGCTACAAGCAAAGGGTTTAAATCCAAAGATTGCAGCGTTCGTACCAGCAGATATTGATACTTCTGAGGAAGCAATCAATAACTGGATTAACGAATACGGCGATGTATTTGGTGCAGTAACCCAGGCTGAAACTCAGCCAACACAACAGTCTCAAGATGTGACTGCTCAAGCAAGAATTAACAACATGGTCGCTACTGGTCAGGCTCCAAACCTTGACACAGATTCCATGTCGCGAGTCTTGCAGGCAAAGTCACGCGATGAACTAGATGCACTCCTTGGTTTGTAATTAACCCAACCAACTAACCAATCACCAGGAGGTGAACCCACATGGCATATACAGATACCTCGTCTATGGCAGGTCTTGTAAAGACCGCTTATGACCGTTATGTAGAATTTGCCCTCCGCGATACGCCGATGATTCGTGCAGTAGCGGACAAGCGCCCAGTACAGCAGGCGATGCCAGGTTCAAGCGTTGTATTCTCACTTTACAATGACTTGGCTGCAGCAACTGCTGCTCTATCAGAGACAACCGATGTAGATGCAGTAGCACTACCAGATGTCTCAACAGTTTCAGTTACTCTAAACGAACAGGGTAACGCAGCACTTGCAACACGCAAGTTGGAACTGCTCTCACTATCAGATGTTGACCCAGCAATCGCTGACATCATCGCTTACAACATGGCTGACTCACTCGATGACATCGCGCAGCAAGCGCTTGTCAACGGTGTGAATGTTATCTATTCAGGTACAGCAACATCAACAGCAACAATCACAGCAGGTATGACAATCACATCTGCTAACCTTCGTAAGGCAGTTGCTAAGTTGCGTACAAACAAGGCTGTGCCTCGCTCAGGAAGCCTATACTGGACAGGTATCCACCCAGAAGTTTCACACGACCTTCGTGCTGAGACAGGAAACATCGGCTGGCGTGACACACACCAGCACACAGATGCTTCATTGGGCAACCTATTCGCAGGCTCAATCGGTACATACGAAGGTGCTTTCTTCATTGAGAACCCACGCATGTACTCAAGCAAGTCAGGTGCAGACCAGACAGCATTGGCTACAACAGCCGTAACTGTTGCTGGCACATCAGCAGGCTTCACATTCGGTGTTGCCTCAACATCAGTCATCGCATCTCGTGCAGAGGTCGGCGACAAGGTTGCAGGAACAGGTATCGCTTCTGGTGCCTTGATTACTGCTATCACAACAGCAGGTTCAACAACAACATTTACTGTATCTATTGCTAACACAGCAGCAGTTACAGCAACAACTGTTGTAACTGTAACACCTGTAACTCGCGTATTCGACACAATCCTTGCTGGAAAGCAGGCATTGGCTGAGGCTGTTGCACAAGAGCCATCAGTTGTTATCGGACCAATCACCGATAAGTTGATGCGCTTCCGTCCAATCGGTTGGTACGGTGTAATCGGATGGTCACGCTACCGCGAGGCTGCTCTATACCGCATCGAATCAGGTTCATCAATCGCTGCTCTCTAAGCAGTAGTTGTCGGGGGGTGGGGCGAAAGCCCCATCCTCTGCAACGGAATAGGACAATATGACACAGTACATTTTTACTACACCCACCGTTGAAGAAACTCCAATGAGTGATGGTCCATTGTTCTCACGCTATAAAATTATTAAAGGAGTTTCTGTCTTAAGAGTTAACGGTATCTATTCCTCATATCGTTACCCAGCACAGGTAGATGTTGATGCTGCTACTGAGTTTTACCTTGGTGGCACTAAGACTGTAATCACGCAAGAGACAGCAGATGCCTTGACTGCTCAAGGCTACGGGGAGTACATAACACCAGCATGAGTTTACATAGACGAACTATACATCCTGAGTATGTTGAGAATTGTTTTGGCTGCAAAATTTCTACACTTGAAATGGGTGTAGGAGATGCTAATTCTAAAGTAAGTATGTCCACTACAAAGTGGGATGCAGAACTCAAAGCATACAAAGATGCCCGCGCTCAAGGGATTCAGCCAGCAGGTACAAGTATGAAGGCAGTCCAAAAGGCAGTAGATATTTCAAACAAGACAGGAAAAGCATACGGCGCTTAAGGGGCAAACATGACAGCCATCGTTGGTATCCAGTTAAAGAACGCAGCAGTTATTGCTGGTGATTCCAGGATTACCTACAACGATAAGCCCTATGCAGCCAAAGGTATTGAAAAGGTTATTACCAAAGGTGAATATGTAATTGCCTTTGCAGGTGATGACCAAGCAGCCAATATCGCACAGTACCTATGGGTACCACCCAAAGTATCTAGGGTTATGGATACAGATAAGTTTATGATGAGCAAGGTATTGCCATCACTTCGCAAGGCAATGATTGACAATGGGTACAACCCAGACCCTGCTGATAGAGATGCAGGCTTTGATGCACTCGTTGCCTTTGACGGAATCATTTATGAGATTAGCCATTACTACTCCTTCTCCCGCGATGATGGCGGGTTCTATGCAATCGGTGGTGGTGGCAACTTAGCGCTTGGCGCTGTGGCAATGGTTGGTCCTAAGACAATCAAAGATGCCGAAGAAGTTGCTATAAAAGCAATACAGATTTCTGCTAACTACAACACAACTGTTGGCGGAGAAACACAAGTTACAGTTCAAAGGAGTAGAAATGTGCATTAAGTGCGGATGTTATGGAACAGTAAGTCCATATGGTGTTGGTGGTAGAAAGGTTAACTCTGCTCCAACTGCAGCAAATGTTGCTCAGTACAACAAGCCTATCCAGCGTATTGGCGAAGTGCCAACAGGCAAGCGCCTTGAGATGGAAGATGACGAGGACTAAACCATGAAGAAAAAAGCAGCAATGAAGAAGGTTGAAAAAGTAATGGGCGAGTACAAGCGCGGAACTCTCAAGTCAGGTAAGGGTGGACCCGCTGTTAAGTCTAAGAAGCAGGCAGTTGCTATCGCTTTGAGCGCAGCAAAGATGGCTAAGAAGAAGAAGTAATGCCAGCCAAGAAGGACCCACGCCTAGCCCGTGCTGGTGTGTCAGGCTTTAACAAGCCTAAGCGCACACCAAGTCATCCAACAAAGTCTCATGTTGTTGTGGCTAAGTCAGGTTCACAGGTAAAAACAATTCGTTTTGGGCAACAGGGAGTCACAGGAGACAGACAACCTTCTGCCCGTCAAGCATCGTTCAAAGCACGCCATGCAAAGAATATTGCCAAAGGCAAGATGAGTGCAGCGTATTGGGCAGACAAGGTGAAGTGGTGAAGAAGAAAGCATTTTGGGATACAAAGAATCCAAAGAAAAAGTCAACACCACTAACACCAGCACAAAAGGCAAAGGCTAAGGCTGCTGCTAAGAAGGCTGGTCGCCCTTACCCAAACCTTGTAGATAACGCAGCAGCAAAGAGAAAGGCTAAGTAATGGCAACAGGAACAGCAGGAAGTTCACTAGCAGACGAACTCAATCGTTTAGCCAATGGTGGTACCTATCCAGTAATGACAGCATACGAATCAGAACAAGGTGCTGCCAATGCATGGGCTGGCACCAATGGCTTGGGTCTTATTGCTGCCCTGAATTACAAGGCAAATTCATCTCGCCAGCCTCAAAACTATAAAGACTTTAATGCTATTTGCAATGAGTTAGCAGGAACCACTGGGTTATCAGGAGTCGTAGCATTAAGGAGCATTAACCTATGAGTTCATATTTAGATTTA